CACCGGCTACAGCGTGGTGTACGAAATCCAAATGGGTACGCAGCCGCCTGTCTTGAGCTTTACGCCAGGCGTGACAGGCACCGGTGGATTGCAGCTCAGCATTAGCAGTGACATTGCACTGACTACGTTGCGCGGCCGTGTGATGTACCTGTAGACCGGGAATCTAGGGAGCAGCGTCGGGGCGAAGTGGCTCGGCTGCCCCTATAGCAATGACACTGCAGCCTTTCCACGTTCGCGGCGGTTTGAACGCGGACGGGCAGCGGGTGATGAAGATCGCCGATGCCATCGCACCAGACGATGCAGTCAACCTGCGCACGCTGAATGCAAAGGCAGGAGTTCACTTTGTTGCCAGGCTGAGTAACTTACCCAGCCCACAGGATCCAGTAGCAGCTAACCGTCCGCTGGACGGGCAGCTGTACTTCGTGAAGTTCGATCTGGCGGGTAACCGGATTGATCGTCTTTACGCCTTTGACGACAGCGTGGGCCACACCGGCCCAATCGCCACGCTGCTGGTTGAGAGCGACAACCCAGCAGACGCGGCCACCATCACTGCACTAGCCGCCACCAACACACAGGATGCAGGCCGCCCGCTGGCGCTGTCGGGTGGCGGTACTGGTGCTGTGGTGGATCTGATCGCGCAGGCGTCAGGGCGAATCACAGCCACGATCCAGACTGCGGGCACCGGCTACGCAATCGGCGACAAGCAAACAGTGGCCGGCAACACGCTGGCGTTCCCTGGTCTGCTGGGCAACATCACCTTCACGGTGACGCGCCTTGGTGGTGCAGCCCCAATGGGCGGCTACCGCGAGATCAACATCAAGGATTTCATCAAGCCAACAGTGGCCGAAGGTGATCAAACCTTCGGGATGGAAAAGGGCGACCTGGAGTTCGTCACTGAGAGCAACCACGAAGCGATCAAGGTCTACAACGGCAACAGCTGGGTGACCCTGTTCAGCACCGACACGATGCAGGCGGCGATTGCATCGCTCAGCCTGTTTGAAGGCACGGTGCAACAGGACGGCGGCACGGTGATTGGTGCAGCGCACCTGACCGACCTGCCTGATCTGGCATTGACAGACCCGGCCAGCCTCGCCGCCAACCTCGCCAAGGTCGGTCACTACTGGGTGTGGACTGGTCAAGCCGGCTATGTGATGCAGGCGTCCGATGTTCACGGCAGCGCTGCCCACATCACCAACGCCGTGCTGCAGGTGGGGGACTGGATTCAGATTGCCAACCGAGGCACTGCTGCTACACCGCAGCTGCGGTATGTGCAGATCGGCGGTGACCTGCTGGCCCGCAGCCGAGCTGATGTGCTCTACGGCCTGAAGGCGTGGGTCGCGGGCAACTACGAGAGGGGCTCGCTGGTGAATTACCAGGGCTCGATTTGGAGAGCCACCGCCACCGTTGCAACGACTGACACTGCACCCGGCACCGCCGCTGTAGCGGGCACCCCAGCAGGTCTTGGTGGTGTTCCGCCTGCAGTGCCGGCGGTGACTGCCGCTCCGTGGGAGAAGATTCCGCTGACGGCGGGCGTACATAACGTCCCGACCGACGCTGATCTACCCGCGACAGCACCCCCCTCGGAGGTGTATCTGGTGCTGAACAGCACCATCGCAGGCAACAAGCCTGGGCTGTTCAGCTACGACCCCGGCACCACAGCTTGGGTGCAGCTAGGTGGTGGCGCAGCTGCCAGCAGCATGGATCTGACCGGCGGCAGCATGATGCTCGGCATCGGTGCCCCGATCGGTTCGATCATGGCGTGGCCGTTTGCAGCAGCACCTGCTGGCTGGTTGATCTGTGACGGCTCAGCCGTCAACGCCACCGCCTACCCAGAGCTGACCGCGCTGCTGGCCACGAACACAGACATCAGAGCGGGCCACCTGCCTGACTTTCGCGGTTCGTTTTTGCGTGGTGCCGGCCTGAATGGCAACGGCATCTGGGGTGACGCTGCCCACACTCCGGGCAAATGGCAGGACCAGTCCACAGCAAGACCGAACACCGCGTTCACCGGCACCACTAACAACACGGGCAACCACGACCACGGCAGTGGCACCGGCGGATACAACAACTGTTGGAACGGTGGCAACTGTGCTGGCGACACCTATCTGGTGCGCAGTGACCAGCGCACTGGCTTTGGGGGCGCACACGATCACACCGTGGCGATCAACGGTGGCGGTGACGCTGAGACTCGCCCCAAGAACTGGGCTGTTCATTGGATCATCAAAGCCACCGATGTAGGCGTGCGCTATAGGGCAGCGGCAGCCACCACACCCTGATTACTTCCTTGCACTGATTCACCCGCTCATTCGCACCTGATCCAATGCCTGACCGCCGCCTTGTTGTTACCGACGCCGATAGCACTTCTGCCGATTACGGCAGGATGTTTGCACTGGCTCCTGGCAATGCCACAGGCGTTGCAATTCCTGCGTTCAAGATTGGCACTAGCCGCCCAGCAGTAGGCACCACCACTGGCGAAGGCTTCTACGACACCACCACCCGTCAGGGTTACGTGTGGGATGGCGCGACCTGGAAGGACATTGCGGCCAACCCAATCCTGCAGTTCGCCACGGATACCGATCTGCTGCGGGATACCACCTCGGCAGTGGGGAGCTACGCCATCTCTGCCAGCACCGGCAACCTGTACGTGAAGCGCGCAGCAGGTTGGTCGCGGGTTGGCGTGGCGCTGTACCCCACCGTCACCGACCTGTTGAACGACAACCCCACGGTGGGCACCCTGGGCGAAGCCTTGGATGAGGGTTCGCTGTGGGAGCGAGCTACAGGAGGCTGGCGGATTACTGGTCCGCGAGGACTGCCCAACACCGCAGCTGTGCAGGCATGGGCGGCGCAGCGGGAGGTGCATACCTTCACGGTGACAACACCAGCCACGGCGGTTGGCACTGAGGTGGTGGGCGCCACCTTTGATGCAGGTACACCGATCACAGTCACTGCGGCAGCGGGCCTACCCCCGGCTGGTGTCGCTGCTTCGTTGGTGGTGGCGTTGCTCACCGGCCTACCCACCACCTTCAAGGTGGACTACACCCCTGGTCAGACCACGATCGTGGTGCGCGGGCCGGCGACTGGTGCTCCGGTAGTGGTGACGGCGCTGCAGAACATGACCGACGCCGTCACGCCAGGCAAGACGGCCTATGCCTTGGGGGCCAACGTCGGTGATACCGCACTGGCGGTTGATGTGGACGTGGCGTACATGCGGACGCCTACTGGTTGGCGACCCGTCACGATCTGGGAAGACACCGAAGCCAACATCAGAGCCTCCACCTGGGCACTGAACGGCCAAGAGGCCATCGCCAGCGACACAGGCCGCACCTTCGTGCGCATCCAAGGCAACTGGATTGAGGAACCGATCCAGCACTACACCACTGAAGCGGCGCTGCTAGCGGCAACCCCACCGAACGGCACGCTGGCCTGGAGTGACGACACACAGGTGGTGTTCACCCGTGCGCGGGGCACCTGGCATCGAATGGGCAGCCCCACGATGACCTTCGGCACCACAGCACCTGCCACGCCTGCCACTGGCGACTTGTGGTTTGACAACAACGTCAACCGCAAGATCTTCAACATCTGGGATGGCACAGGCTGGGTTAGCACTTCTGGTGTCACGATCGGCGCTGCTGGCGCGAAGGTGATTATCCCGGGCTACTTCAATGTGGACCCGAGCAACACCGCTACGTCAGCCGATACCGGCGGCTTGGCGTTCCGCTACTACAGCGGCCAGACCCAGCTGTTCCTGAATAAGGGCAATGCCTGGAACCCGATGACGCCAATGCTGGGCAACACCGCGAATGCAGGGAAGCCTGTGATCGCGGACGCCAACGGCAACATGTCGTGGGGTGCAGCGAGCAAGTTTCAGGAACGCACTCTGGCGTTCGGAGATGACGGCGGCAGTGGCGCCTGGATCGACACCACAGCCAACGGCGGGGCAGTGGCAGAAAAGTATTTCTGCATCGAAGGAACGATCACTGTCACCACGGGCAACTTCGATGTGGCTCCCTACCTAGTGCAGGACAACGATGCAGTGATCGACTTTCACGTTGATCGGGGGTTTGAAAATACCTATCACCTGACCACCTATGAAGCCGGTGGTATCCGCGATGTGAACCCCACATTTCAAAACAACCACGGCTCACGATGGACCTTCAAAATACAAGACAGCTACCACGCAAAGGGGGCCAGCTCGCTCACCTTCCTGTTTAAGGGCTATCGCACAGCCACCGGTTTTTGGCAGCTCTACTGGGAGGGCGGCTACCGCAGCAGCAACGACACACCGATGCGGTTCAGCGGTGGCACGAAAATGAACGGCGCCCACGCGATGAAAGGGTTCGGGGTGCAAACCTTCGCCGCTGGCGGTTTGGAAACAGGGCACGCCGAAGGGTATCTGGTGGCCCGCTGGCAGACGGTGGCCTGATGCCAGAACAGTTGCCCAAGACCGCAGCGGAATGCCGCCAGCTGCTGGAGCAGGGCGGTGTCGATCAGGCGTGCCTGGATGCACTGAAGGAACACCTGCTGCTGCTGGAGCAGCAGGAACAGCAGCGATGAAGTGGCCGCGCGGGCCCAGCCAGCACGCGATCGTGATGGGCCTGCTGGGTGTGCTGCTGGCATCCAGCGTGATCTACACCCACGAAGCCCTGCGGTTCTGTGAGCGTGCCGTATTCGATGAAATGGGCACGATCGCCAGGGAGGGCACAGCCGACAAACCGCTGAGCTTCCGCGATGTGTGCCCCGAAGCCAGGCAGCGGGCTGAAAACCAGCTGAATCGCTGGCTGGAAGTGCTGCTGGCACTGCTGGTGCAGCTGCCGGGGCGCGGGCCTGGTGATGGGCCTGGCCCGGCGCCATAGGCTGCCTGCAGCACCAGGGCATCGATGGCGAAACCGAAGGGCAGCCCCACCAGCCAGCAGCGGCTGAACCCGATCAGGAAGCGCACCAGGCAGGGCCAGGGCCGCGGCAGCAAACCGAACCACGGGCGGAAGCAAACCCGCGGCCAGGGCTGAATTGTGCCCTGCTGCTGCCGGTTGTGACCGGGTGCACTAAGGTGGGCCTGTTCCCTATTTCCAAACGGTTGTATGCCTGATGACGCTGCAGCGGTGGCCGTGCCCCCTGCGTCGGTGGCGGCGGTGCCCCCCGAACTGCTGAATCAGCCGATCGATGCTTCAGACCTGGATGCGTCAGGCGGTGCCGATGCTGAACGGTTGCGGATCAAACTGAACCTGGCGAACAGCCAGGCGCGGGATGCGAAGCGTGAAGCCGAAGCCACGCGGAAGCAACTGGCGCAGCTCCAGGCCGACCTGGAAGCACTGCGCAATGCTGCCGAAGCTGGTGCAGCCAAACAGCTGGAAGATCAGGGCCAGTTCAAACAGCTGTGGTCTGATGCGAAAGGCACGATCGCCCAGCGCGATCAGGAAATCCTGGAGCTGAAGGGCCAGCTGGCGAACCTGCAGCAGTCTGCTGAACAGGATCGCCTGCGCGCAGCTGCACTGCAGGAAATCAGCCGGGCGAATGCCCTGGTGCCTGAGCAGCTCTATGGGCTGCTGCAGCCTGCACTGCGTGTGAACGATGACGGGCAGCCGGTGGTGCTGGCCGGTGGCGCGGAAGTGCCGCTGGGCGATCACCTGGCCAACCTGCGCAACCCGGGTTCCGGGTGGGTGCATCACTTCGCGCCGGGCAATGCCCGCGGGATGGGCGCACCAGCACAGGCGGGCACTTCATCGGTGGCACCTGGGCTGGAAAATCCCTATCGAACAGGCAACTTCACCGCTGCCTTCCAGCTGGAAACCACAAACCCCGAACTGGCCAAGGCCCTGAAGGCCGAAGCAATGCGCGGGTGATTTCAGTGGTGGGTGAACACGGCTAAACCCAACCTCTACCTAGGAGACACCCACAATGGGCGTTCCATATATCAACACTGACACGAAGGCGCCCGGCGCTCAGTGGGGAACAGCCCCCACTGGTGCACAGACCTTCCAGCACGCCACCGAAGTGTGGGGTGGCACGAAGCTGGCGGACATCACTGGGGCAGTCAAAAACCCTATGTTCGCCGCGTATGTGGCTGAAGCGGTGCACGCCCGCTCCCAGCTGCTGCGCTCCGGCGTGGTGATTCAGCACCCTGCGCTGAATGCGCGAATGGGTGGCATTCAGGTGGAAGTCCCCACCTGGAAAACACTGAATCCAACGGAGGAAGTGATCGAATCAAATAATACCTGGGGCGCGTCGAAGGGCGGCTATCTCACACCGCAACACCTGGCTGCCACGAAACAGGTGGCACCCATCCTGCGGCGTGGTTTCGCCTATGCGGCGGACGACATTTCGATGATGGCGCTGGGCGTTGACCCGCTGAATCACCTGCGCCTGCAGGTGGCTGATGCGCTCAACAGCCTGAAGGAAAAAACGCTGTTCACGGCCCTGGCCGGGATGTTCAGCAGCACCGCCACCAATGTTTCCAACCTGACCACCGATGTGGCTGCCACTGGCACCACCGCCCCGGCTGCTGCCAACTACCTGAGCGCCGCCACGGCAATCGCTGGCAAGGCACCCCTGGGCGAGCGTGCCGATCAGTTGCGGGTGATCGCAATGCACAGCAATGTGTATTTCTACCTTCAACAATCGGGCCTCCTCACTTTCAGTTCCGACTCGCTAAGTTCGGGCACTGATATTAAATGGGGCGGCGGCGGAGTCGGGATCACAGATACCAGTATCGCCTGGTTCTGTGGTATGCGTGTGATCGTAACTGACAACCTTGGGCCTATCGCAACTGGCACAACTGGCGGGGCTAAAAAGTATCCCGTGCTGATGTTCCAGGAAGGTGCACTGGCCGAAGGTTTCCAGCAGGAACTGCGCATCGAATCCGACCGCAACATCCTGTCGAAGGAAACCATCGTTTCCTGCGATTATCACTACGCCTACCACCTGTTCGGCTTCACCTGGAGCGGCAGCAACAGCAACCCCGACGCAGCTGCCCTGGGCACTGCTGCTAACTGGGGCTTCGCCTTCGGTGATGTGAAGAACGCTGGTGGCGTGCGCCTGCTGGTGAACACCCCCTTCGACACATCGAAGTACACCTGATCCAGCACGCCAGCAGTCGGCGGCTGGCAGCGATCACCTGGGGCCCTGCGGGGCCCCTTTTTTCGTGCCCAGGCCCAGGTGCTGCGGCTACGGTGCCAGCAGCTGCTGCGGGCCGATGCTGGGAGTGGTGCGGGTGTATCTGGAACCCGACGATCGGCTGCCGGAGCACCAGCGCCCACCGCAGTGGCCCGCGGTGGTCGACTACTGGCCGGATGAAGTGCGAGCAGCGGTGCGGACCTGGAAGCGGAAGGGCTTCCGGGTGCTGATGGTTGCGCTGTGATGCCGCACCTACACTGCCCAGCAGCACCCTGCGCCAGCTGCTGTGGCCCTGCCTGATACGAACGGCTACATCACGGTGGCCGATGCTGATACCTGGTTCGCCAGCAGCTTCGGGAATGCCCAGTGGCTGGCGCTGACGGCAGCTGAAAAACAGGTGGCGATCACTGAAGCCAGTCGGGCGCTGGAGTCGCTGCACTGGTGGGGTGAAAAGTGTGGCACCACCCAGCCCTGGGCGTGGCCGCGGAAGCTGGCGGCCAGCAGCGGCTGCGGTGAAGCCGTGTGCACGGCATTGCCCGGTGATGTGGTGTCGGCGGTGTGCCAGCTGGCGCTCAGCCTGCACATCACACCCACAGCCCTGGTGCCTGCCCTGGCCGGCAGCACCGGCGCCACGATCACCACCAGCACCGCAGGCGGCGGCAATGGTGCAGTGAAGCGGCAGAAATTAGGCGACCTGGAGCAGGAATTTTTCGCACCGGCCAGCAGCAGCACCACCACCAGCAAAACCACCAGCACCGGCGCGCAGCTGCCGCGCGTGCTGGGTGCATTCCCGTGGCTGTCGGACCTGCTGCGGTGCTGGATGGTGCCACCTTCCACCGGCAGCGCGCGTGTGCTCACCAGGGGCGCAGGTGATGGCTGCGGCGGTGGGTGTCGAAGGTTGGATGGCCTGCCGTTCGTGATGCCGTATCCGGTGGGCATCAGTGACAGCAGCCGGATGCTGCCCACGGCCAGCGGGATGTGGGGCGACTATGTGGACCGTGTCGGCACCACGGGGTGGCTGGGCTGATGACTGCACCACAAAGCGCCTGGGCGACAAAGCTGGCGAAGGATCTGGTGGATGCCTTCAGGGAACCGAATGTGTGGCTGATGGAGGAAGCCCACGGCGCATACGATCCACTGACCGGGAACATCGGCATTTCCAGGTCGCGAATCTGGCACTGCGGTGCTGCGGTGGTGTCGAAGCTGTATGGCCCGCACGCTGCGTTCAACAAAGACGGATTCAGCGGCAACAGTGACACCACTTTCTGGTTCGACAGCACCACCCTGCCGATCGAACCCACCACAGCTGACAGTGTTTGGTATCAGGGCAACAAACTGACGATCAGCAGCGTGGATCCACTGCTGGAATCCGGCGAAGATTTCTATGCCTACAAGGTGGTGGCGTCCACTTCCACCGATATGATCTACAAAAACAGCGGCCCGCCGCCGCTGGCGCCAGGTGATGCGCCGATCATCGAAACCTGGCAGTGGGCATTCGGTGGCAGTGCACCGCAGCAGCCGGATATGCACGGCAAACCGCAGCTGCAGGCCCTGCGCTGGGGCACGCTGCCCAGCCTGAGCAGTGTTGGCAGGGTCAACCCGCTGCAGGCGATCACCGCAACACCGGGCACCGTCACCGGCGGCACCGGGCCGATCACCTACAGCTACCAGTGGGAAATCGCGCTGCCGGCACCTGCTGGTGGGGCGAAGGTGTGGCGGCCGATCGCTGGCGCCACCGGGCTCACATACACCCCCAGCGCGCTGGACCTGGGCGCTGAAATCCGGCTGATGCAAACCGGCACC